CGGGGGAAGCCCGGTCACGTCGTTCGCCGTCGCGATGCAGAAGCTCTCGCCCTGCCGCTCCTGCATCCAGCTCAGGATGGAGCCGAGCTGATCGGAGGATGTTCCGCCGTCCGCAGAGCCGCTCGTGGCACCCTGCAGCGCCTTCTCGATCTCGTCGAACCAGACGACGCAACGGCCGACCGAAGCGATGGTCTGGAAGGCCTTGCGGAGGTTCCCTTCGCTCTCGCCGACGAACTTGGACTTGAGAGCGCCGAGGTCGACGCGGAGGAGCGGCACGCCCCACGCTGTGGCGATTGCCTTGGCGGTGAGGCTCTTGCCGCAGCCGGGGACGCCCACGAGGAGCGCACCCTTCGGGGCCGGCAGCCCGTAGGCGCGAGCCTGTGGGCTGTAGGCGAGCTTGCGGGCGTTCAGCCAGCTCTTGAGGTTCTCAAGGCCGCCAACCGCATCCAAGCCGCCCGGGAGCGGGTCGTACCATTCGAGCACACGCTCGCGGGAGACGACCCGCTTCTTCTCGGTCGCGACCAGCTTCGGGTCAATCCGGCGGAGCTGCACGAGCGAGCGAGCGTAGCAGGCAGCCGCCTCTTCGCCGGTCAGCCCGACCGCCGCATCGATGGCGGCGTCCCGGGTTCCGTTCGGGGCCGCGTTCGCCTTGATCTCGGCGGGCAGGCTCTCGATGGCAGCGTCGAGCACCGCCGCGATCTCTTCGCGGTCGGGCATCGGCCAATCGATCACCGTGGCATGGCCCGCCAGCTCGGCGGGCACGTCCCCGCTCGGGGACAGGATGACGACCGCCTGAGCGCGGTCTCGCGGGGCCCCGGGAAGGGCCCGCGCCAGATTGCGGAGGCGGCGCATCACGGCGGCCCCGGGAGGACCCTGCAGCCAGATCGGCAGGTCGCGCATGATCCAGACGCCACGGTCGCCGTTGCCGTTGGCACGGTCGCGGATGGCGTCGAGCGTCTCGCCGGGATCCTGCGAGCCGATGTTGCTGATCGGGTTGCCGGCGAGGTCGGCTACGCCCTGCGCCACGTCCCAAGAGCGGGGGACGTAGCCGGCGGCAGAGGCTGCCTCGATCAGGTAGCGCTCGACCCGCGCCTCCTCCCGGGTGACGACCCAGAGCAGAGGATTGCGGGCCCGCAGGAGGGCGGCGATGTCGGCGGCGATGTTCTGTGAGCGAGTGGTCATGGTCGTTTCTCCGAAAGGGTGAAGGGGAAGTGCTGGTCGCCTACGCGGCGACCAGAGCGGCCTTGTTGACCGTAATGCGCCAGCTCGTGACCGGCGTGATCTTCGAGTGCTGGGTTACCCAAGCCTCGCCGAGAGCCTCCTTCGCGGCTGCCTGATCGAGGGTCCAGCGGACCGTCTCGCTCTTGGTGACGTTGAAGGTCGAGGCCTCGATCTTCTCGACGCCCCGGGCCGCGAACTCGGCCTTGATCTCCTTCATCGCGGCTTCGAGGCGCTTCACCTCGACGTCGAGGTGGCCGAGAGCGTCGGCCAGTGTTTCGTTGGTCTGGTTGTCGAACTTGGTGGTCATGGTCGTTTCTCCGGTTGGGGTCATTCCATCGAGGCGGCTCGTAAGCCGCCCTTACAGAATGACGAGGCAGGAGTATGCGAGGTCGACAGCGTACCTGCCCTCGGCTGGCGACCCCCGGGCTTACCGTCGAGAGGTCATGCTCTCGTCCGCCGTTGGGATGCCGTGTGTCCCCTTGCTCGCCTCTAGGTCTTCCCGGAACCCCGGGGCCGCTCTGCTCTCGTCTTCAAATTCTCCTCTCGTTTCCTCTGGGGGGATATGTGCGCCCTTTCCCGGAAACGTGCAACAACTATTTTGCCTCCACGCGAAAAAGATTGGGGAGCCGTGATAGAATGAAGGGGACAGGCGGACCGTGTCCCGTGACAGGGAAAGGTGCGCCGTCGTACCTTCATTGCCGGTCGGCCAAGCCGGCGGAAAGTTGTGCGATCCATGCTGATACCCCCCGAGCTATTGGAGGAGGCACGCTCTCGCGTCCCCCTCTCCCGTCTCATTGCGCGCGCGGTGAAGCTCAAGAGAGCCGGCCGGCAATGGCAGGGGCTCTGCCCGTTCCACGAGGAGCGGACGCCGAGCTTCTATGTCGACGACGTGAAGGGCTTCCACTGCCACGGCTGCGGGGTTGGAGGCGATCATGTCTCATGGCTCCGCAAGCGGCAGGGGCTCGGCTTCCGCGAGGCTGCCGAGGCTCTTCTCAGAGAAGCCGGCTTGGAGCTGCCCCCGGACAATCCCCACGCCATCAAGGAGCGGGCTCATCGGCTCACCCTGATGGAGATCCTCGGCGAGGCGCAACGCTGGCTCAGGCGGCAGCTCGGGGGCGAGGCTCTCGCCTACCTCCGGGGGAGAGGGATCACCGATGACAGCATCGAGCGCTTCGGCTTCGGCTATCAGCCCAAGACCGAGACGACGGAAGGGCTCGGGGCCCTCTTGAAGGGCAGGCTCACCCTGCCGATCAAGGATCTACAGGGGCGGGTCGTGGCGTTCGCCGGGCGGGCCCTGACGACCGGGGTTCCGAAGTACCTCAACAGCGCTGACAGCGATGTGTGGGTGAAGGGGGAGAGCGTCTACAATGCCGCTGCCGTGCGCCAGCCCGTGCATGATGGCGCGGAGCTGTGGGTCTGCGAGGGCTACCTCGACGTCGTCCAGTGTACGCAAGCCGGGGCCCAAGCGGTGGCGACGATGGGCACCTCGATCACATTGAAGCAGCTCCTCTCCCTCTGGCGGCTAGCCTCGTCCCCAACTCTCCTCTTGGACGGGGACACCGCAGGCCGCCGGGCAGCCGGCAGGGTCATCAATCTGGCTCTGCCGGCGCTACACCCCGGGAGATCCCTTCGGGTGGCGCTCTTGCCCTCGGGGATGGATCCCGACGAGGTCATCCGCAAACGCGGCCCGGAAGCCCTGCAGAGGGCCGCAGGAGCGGCTTTGAGCCTACCTGATGCCTACTGGAGCCTGAACTCTCAAAGGGCCGCCACGCTCGAAGAGAGGGCCGCTCTGGAGGCCTCGCTGATCGCTCCCCTGATGGAGGTCCCCGACCGGGATCTCAGGTTCAAGTGGATCGCTGATGTCAGGGATCGGATCCGGGCTTCGGCCAAGCGTCAGCCGGTGGTCCGGGCGAATGGGCACTCGCATCACAGTGCGGCCCCGGGTTCCATTCGCTTAGTGAACCCGGTCGAGGTTCGGGCGGGGATCTCGTTGAAGGAGGCGGTGCTGATCGCTCAGGCTCTGCGGGAGGAGATCCCCGAGCACCTATTGGTCGGGCTGACGGCACGGACGCTGCGGGCCCTCGAAGCAATCGCACAAGGAGAGTACGATGGAGACGCAACTCAAGAAGCCCTCGCTGTATGCCGGGCCGCAGGGATTACGACGGTTCTCCCCGAGGGAGATCATGCGCGAGGCGCAGAGGGAAGTGGGCTATCGGAGGTTCGTGTATCCGAAGCTGGTGGAAGCGGGGAAGCTCCGACAGGCTCAGGCTGACGACCGCATCGCGATGATGGAGGCGGTCGCGTGGTACTTCGGGAACTTGGCTGATCAGGAGGAGGAGACCGACCGGCTTCTGTGAAGCTAAGCCACGCTAGATGCAGGGGTTTTCGGAGCGTTTAAGAAAACAGGAGAAAACGTTGCTCATGATCGCCGACGGGAATGGCGGAAACGCTGATACAACGTGGAATGATTTCACACAGTGAAAAGTTGAAATCGACGTACACGCGGAAAAAACGGAAAGAGGCACAATCATAGCCGCCCGAGCCAAAACCGCTCCACGGGGCTCCTAGGGCCGGCAATCGTGTAAAGAGGGTTCGGTGTCGCAGTTGACTGTCGCACCACAGGGAGGAACGACCAATGGGCGAGGCTAAACGCAACGAACGCATGCGCAAGCTGATCCACGACATATCCAAGAGCTGGGTCGACCAAGGCAGGATCATCGAAGGCGGCTTCCGATCCCTCCTCGCCATCGGCTACCATGAGCCCGAGAAAATCCCGCCCGACCAGCTCACCGAAATGAGGCGCGTCTTCTTCGCAGGCGCTCAGCACCTGTACGCCTCCATGCTCGACATCATGGATCCCGGCACCGAACCCACCGAAGCCGATATGCGCCGAATGACCCTGATCGATTCAGAGCTGAGAGCCTTCCTCGAAGAACAGAAAGCCAGTCTCGGCTTGGATCCGGGGCCGCGCCCAACCTCGCAATAGGAAATACCCCCCACGATTTGCGGGCCCGCATCGATTAGGCGCAACCATTTCCCGGGCAGATCATGAACCGAGACAAAGCCTGGACACACTGCTAGAGGAGGCAAACCCTCAGGGAGCGTAACGTGCCAGCTAAACGCGGCCGACCCTCAACCTTCCGCGAAGAGTACCTCGTAACCGTCGAGCGCCTGACGCTCCTCGGAGCCACAGACGCAGAGATCGCCGAAGCCCTCCAAGTCGACATCTCGACGCTCTACGAATGGCAAAGGGCGCGCCCGGATTTCGCCGAGGTCTTAAAAACGCGCAAGGAGCCGAGCGATCAGCGGGTTGTAAAGTCGCTGTACCTTCGCGCCGTCGGTTACACGTATTCCGAGAAGGTCACGATCAAGGAAAACGGCAAGCCGATCAAGACTGTAGAGACCGAGCACCGGGTTCCGCCCGAGACGGTCGCCTGTATCTTCTGGTTGAAGAACCGACAGCGGGAGCTTTGGCGTGACCGACAAGAGGTCGACGTCATGGGCGAGATCAAGGTGGTCGAAGAACCATCTGACCGCGAAGTTGCGAAGGCACTCGCGCTGCTTTTGGAGCAGCGGAAGCGGAAGACCATCGA